AATCTCCTGAGCAACAAAGTTGTAGTCCAGGCCCCAACCCTGAAGTGACGTACCTGTCCCCGCTGTCGGGCCACTGACGACAGCTTGGCCATACAGTCCACGAGCGAGGCTAGCCGTGCCAGTAAGGGTAAGCTGGGGAGAAATTCGGATACCCATGTGGTTAGTCTGGGCGGTTGTCATCGTGTAACTGAGGTCTAGCGCCTGTGAGGTGGCAGCGGCGGCGGCGGCAGTTATCCTGACTTCGCCCGTCAAGACGATGTTGTCAGCCGCCGCCGTAAGCTCAATGCGAGTCGTTCCGCCCGTGTCAGCGATAGCCCCAATCCGGGGAGTGGTGCGCCAGATTAGCCCCGTCGCCTCCGAGGCGAGAGTCTGCAGCACGGCGTTGTCCGCGCCCGCTGTGATCTTGACAGCGGTGTCCGCACCCGTCCCCACGGCAAGGTCGCCCTTAGCGTCCCAGATGATATCGCTGGCGACCGCGCCGCCACCACTGGCGTTCAACGTAGTACCGGACATCGATAGGTTGGTGCCGAGGGTTATCTCTTCCCAGTCCCCCGCGCCTGCCGCAGAGCCGCGCCCCAGTAGCTTCGAGGCTGCTGTCGCTGGTGTTAGATTCGCGTAGGGTAGGTCGCCGGTGACATCAGTTGTGAGGTCTATCAAGTCCTGTGTGATGGTTCGCCCAGAGACCGAGAGGAAGCTTCCAGCGCCCGCAAGGGTGACTGAGGGCACCATAACATCCCACGACAGTGTATTGACGTTGTAGGTGGCGAGCGCGAAGTCAAAATCGTTGGCCATGACGTAGTTCGCGGAACCGCTTATCTTCAACGGCTTTCCCGCTGTTACCACGCCATCGTGAACGAGTGTGATGTCTTTCCCCGCGGCTGGACGGAGGATAAGGAATTGATATTGCGCCGCGGCAGTAATCCCAACCAAGTTATCCGATGCTCCTGCCGAGGTGAGGTAAATAATCGGGGATACGCTCGACGGAGTTATCTCGTCGTTAGCGTCAATGGTTTCAGTGGCGGTCGCGCTAAAGGCGAGCGGGCCTGACAGTTCGAGTAGGCCCGTAACGAGCAGGCCAGCGCCAAAACTGCCGCTGCCCTCGAAGTCTGCCCCTCCACTGGAACCAACACCAGCCGCGCCAAAGACGGCTCCCCCAGTCGTGTTAATGCTGTAAGTTCCATCATCGGATAGGTCAGCATGGGCCATAACCTCTTGCATGTTGGAGAGGACAAGTTTACTACCCGCTGTAAGAGCAGCGTAGCCGCTGGCTGCACCCTTCTCGGATACCTTCTGATAGTTCGTGTGCAGGTCACCAGCAAGGATAGGGTGAACGTGAACATGGTCTTCACGAGCGGCAGGAAGTCCCTCGCCAGAATCAGCAATAGTGCCGATGTCCAAGGGAAGAGCAGTGCTAAGCAGGGTCTTCCACGATGGGCGAAGCTCTGTGTTGTCGATGCCGAGTACGTTGCGCTGCTCAATCCCCGGTATTGATGCGGCCAGTTTGCTCCATTTGGGCGTGGCGTTGCCAATGATAATATCGCCATCAACCACCGTCCCCGTGAGTGTGTCGGTGTGGACGGCGCTATCGAGGATGACGTGCGCACCACCACCCGCATGGGAGTGCAGCGTGCTCGCCCCGCCATCGGTTAGGTCTACCCAGTCGGCAAGCTTGACGATGACTTCCTGTGCTGAGTTAGACAGGCCGAGAGCGGTCACTCCGCCGGTGTCCACGGAGTAGAGGCGGAGCACGTTGGCCCCCGCCACGCCTGGGGCGGCTATCTCCGTGTACGCTGAGTATCCGTCATGCGCATCGCCCGTCAGGACGCCCCCGTCCCCGGCCGTTGTGTGGTCGTGCGCCGCCCCCGCCGCCGTCTGGGTCGTCTCCACCCACACCGCCGCCCCCTCCGTCGCGTCCAGGCAGACGTAAGCCTTATCGGTCATCTGGTCGACCCACTCGGACCCGGGTTCGTAGCCGGAGTTCGTGTCATCGTTGACGCCCGGCGCCGCCGTCGCCATGTAGTTATTCTGCGGCGTGTGGGAGTGGGTTAAGCCCGCAGCCCCGATGTCGCCCGGCGAACCGGTGTGGGCACCCAAGGCGTGCGTGGGAACGGCGAAGTCTTCCGCGATCTTGGGGGTCCGAATCCCACGCGAGGGAAACTCCTCGCGTTCCCTTGACGGCTTGAGCGGGTCGCGGCGTGGTAGTGCCACCTAGTCCGTGATCCTCTTGCGCCGCTTCCACCACGAGAGGTGGTCAAGCGTCCAGCTGCGATCGGTGGCGCCGGCGTCCGTCTTCCGGGCCCGGAAACGCCAGCTCATGTCCGTGATTACCGGAGTGGCCGTCAGGTCAAGGTCCGTCCCCACCTGCGCCCCGTCAACGTAGAACTGCACCGTCACCGCATCCTTGCAGATGACCTCGAACAGGTGGTTCTGGCCAGCGGTCATTGAGACCGTCGTGTTGGTGAACCGCCGCGTGACGCTGCCCTGGCGGCAGATCGCGTACCAGGTGGTGGAGACGCCCTCCCCGGCGGCGTTGTCGGGGTCCACGATGTAGCCGATGAAGTTGTTGGGGACGGTGGCGCCGCTGCCGGCGCTGTCGCCCCAGCCGAACATGCACTGAACGCCCGCCGAGGCGCTGGCGTTGCCCGGCCTCACCTGGACGTGCATCGGCACGTAGTTCGCGGTAGGCACCCAGAGCTGGGCGCTCAGGAGATAGTTGTTGTCGTTCTGGACATCGCACAGGAGTTGCAGGAGAGATACCGGGCCGTTGATCATCAGGCCCGTGTCGGTTGTGACGGTGGCGGAAATCTGCCAGCCCTCGGCGGCGTGCCAGGCGGGCACCGCCGCAGTTGTGGTGCCGTGAGGGCGGGCGACGAAGTCCTCGCTGAAGTGGTCACACAGCGCGGGAATGTGGCGCGAGGGGTACCAGACGTGCGTCGGGCTGGCGGCGTAGGCGTTCGGCAGGCAGATGTACTCCAGCCCGACATCCGTGCACAGGTATGTCCGCCCCACCATCGCGCTCGTGGCGCCGGGCCGGGCGGCGAAGGTGCCGTTCTTATGGAGGTGTGGCAGTGCGGCGTCGGCGCTGGCATCGCCCACCATTGCATTGAAGAGCGCCGTCAAGTCGTTCACGATGTCCGTGTTCCAGACATCCGCCGTGACGACGAAGTTCGTCGCCCGCGTCGTCGGTGCCGTCCAGTCGTCGACTGCCATATCTCTCCTACGGCGCTAGTGCCGTCGTTGTACTCAATGTCTGGGCGTCGCCCAACTCACCGGTGCCGAGTCTCCAGAAGTAGGCATCCACCGGACTGCAATCCCAGACAGTCCGCAGGCTCATCGCCCCGAACGCGAACTCCTGCCGAATCCCGTCAATGTAGTAGTCGCCGTTCAGCTTCGTACTCCGGTCGGCGTTGTCATTCGTGATGGTTACACGATCACCGATCTTGCGTGTGGTTTGCTGCGTCTGGAGCGCCGCCGTGCGATTAAGAAGGGTGACGGGGATTCGCTCGCGCTGAGTGACGTAGCGATCTCCCAGATACTCCGCGTAGCTCTGTGCCGCCGTCTCACGGGAAAGCCAGTCGTAGCGGTAAGTGAGCTTCGATGCCACCACCGGCGCGCCGACCGGCGTGTAGGTCACCTGGGCCCTATCGCTGGAGACGCGCACCGGCGTCCCACGAATGGCTAGGCTCGTCAGGTGGACCGTGCGGGCCACCGTGTTCACGAACGTAACCTGAGCCCCCTCACCGAAGTCCTGGAACGTCATGGTGACGTTGCCGGACTCGTCACTACCCGCTCCATCCCCATCGGGTGACGACCGGATAAAGTAGTCCGTGTTAGCGACGGGGATGATGTGATCCCGTACCAGCGCTCCGTAGTCGATTGGGATGACCTTCGTCGCGCTGGGACCGATGGATACCGGCGCGGGGAAAAGCTCGAATACGGTGGAGCCCGGCGCGCCCACCTCCCATTTCGTATAGCCGATCTCCACCTCCCCGATCAGATCCTCGGCATTCTCCTCCAGCCTCAAGTCCACCATCGTCTCGTCTATCGTGGCCTGCGAGGTGAGACTGGCCGACTGAATCCACCGGTGAGTGCGGGTGTCGAACGTAAGGTTGCCCGATTCGTCGACGTAGATGATGCCACCCAGTTCATTCATGGCGCAGTTACGTCGTAAGGTTGCCCGATTCGTCGACGTAGATGATGCCACCCAGTTCATTCATGGCGCAGTTACGGAGCGCCTCGCCAGCGTTCCGCCGGCGCGGGGCCACGTACTCGAAGACACTACTGCCCGGAACGGCGAACGAGCGCGGGATGGCGTTGCTGAAGAAGACGGCGTGAGCGGCTCCGATGCGGACTGCTTCGGCCCCGTTAGTGGCGGCCCCTCGAACCTCAATGTAGAAGTCCGTAGCCGCGCCATTGAACGTGCCGCTCACCGTGACGCGCTGGGGGATCGCGCTCAGCGTGACCTCCTGGTCCGCGATGGTGCCCACGCTGTCCGCCAGCCGCAGGGTAACGACTTCCCCGACGTCGGCGCCGTCCTCGCTCCAGACGTAAGCGGCGATGGTGAGCTTCTTGCTCTGGAAGTCGGAGTCTGCGGTATGGGGCAGGGAATAACGCACGCCTGTTGCGATGCCGGTGAGCCCGATCACGTCCATCGCCGCCAGCCCCTCCAAGATATGCCCCGCCGTGACACGCGTTCCCGTCGCCGCGCCCAGGTTGCTCCAGCCCGTCAGGTCATCCTTGAATCGCGGATTATCGACGTGCTCGTTGACTTCCGCCAGGTCGGCGATGCGGTGAGCCAGGATATCGGAGGCAACCTCCCGCATCATCGGCGCGCTCACATCGATCCGGCTCAGGACCCACATCCAATCGTTGCACTCCACCGTGAGGGTGCCGGGCATTCGCGGGTCCTGGAAGACGCGCCGCACGAAGCCGTGGAAGATGTTTTGCGACTCGGAAATGACTTGCACGCCCATCAGCGGACGTATGGGAGTTCCGGCGCCGCGCGGGCTGTACGTCCCAGCGCTGTTGTTCAGCGTTAGCGAGCAGGTGCCCGCGCCCGGCCCGAGCGCGACCGCGGGCCCGCCGATGACCTTGCTCGTGGCATCGATCTCGTAGGTGCCATCGTTGGTGGAGTCGAAACGAATAGTCGTGGTCAGGCTCACCGGATCGCCCCCCTGAGCGCGGGGAGAATCCATTGGACGAACTCGTTCGCCTGGTGCTGATCGCCGAGGATGGGGCCAGAGAAGTTGAAGTTCAGCACGAGCGCTTGGCCGCCACCACCAGCCCCCGCGAGCATCTGGCGGCTCTCAGCGTTCGAGAACACACGGGAGCCCATCGGCAAGGCCGCGATCTCCGGGCCGCGTTCGCCAACGAGCTGAAAGGGAGAACGCACGATGCCGCCCGCTTGATGGGGGAAGAGGAGCCCTCCAAGGGCACCCAGGCCACCAATCCAACCCGGCAAGGCTGGCCACTTAACTTTCTTGAGTATGCCGATCAGGCGCTCTATCTGGTCGATAACCCAGCCAATGGCGTTCCCGATTCCCCTGATCGTAATCCCGAACGGACCAAAGACGAAATGGAAAGCCTTTCCCAGGTCTTTGAGTTCCTGCTTAAAGAAGCCGAATTGGCCACGCAGTTGAGCGTCCCAGAAAGCTAATTCACCTTTCCAGAGGGCTCCCAATACGGTCATCAGACCACGCCACTCTGCGGCCATGAAGGCCGTGAACGCTGACCAGGCCTTACTCCACTGGCCCCTCAGAAGAGCATCGATGGCCTCGCCCGCACCCGCGACTTCCGTTCGCAGGCCAACCATGAAGCGCTCCCAGCCGCTTAGGTCTTCCTCGCGCTTGGCGTCGATTCGCTCAAACGCCGCCCTCAATTCTTGGTCGGTGAGTCCAATCAGGGTTATCAACGCTGTTAGGGCGAGAGCCGCTTTGGAGGCCGGGCCAAATGCCTCATGCATAGCCAGCCCGATGGCGAAAAGGGCAAACACAACGAGAACATGATTGGAGATTATGTACCCGAAGACTTTCTTGATATCCACAAGGCCCGTGCGGAACAGCCCAAACCATTCTTCGGCTGGCTCTCGCAAGTCCTTGAGAAATTGGATGATTCGAGGGATGATCTTATTTGAGGCGAAGGCTGCCCACTGATCGACAACCTTCTGTATCTGGTCTCTGTGCTCCAGCAGGAAGGCCGCTGCCTTCTGTGCTAGCTCCGTCAGGATCGGCAGCAGCGCCATCCCTATCGTCTCCTGAACCTCCGAGAGCGCGTTCTTGAGCTGCGCCATGCGGCCGCCGAACGTGTCTGCCGCCCGGCTCGCGCTGCCCCCGAACTCCGTGTTCAGTTCATTAATGATGAGCTGCTGCGCCTTTGCGGTTTGTCCCGTCTCTTGCAGCTTCTTGATGACCTCAACCTGCTCGCTGGTAAAGGACACGCCCACACGCCGCAGGGCCGTCATGCCAAGAATTGGATCGTTTAGCGCCTTACCCACCTGAATCGCGGAGCCCTGGAGGTCTGTCCCCAGCGCGGTACTCATGTCCAGCACCGCCTGGACGGCCTGCTGCATCAGCGGCCCCTTGATCTGGGTGAAGGTCAGAAGGACGTTCTCTGTGCTGAGGACGGCCTCGTCTGAGAACGTCGTCACCTTCTGGAAAGCCGCCGCCATATCTAGGAGCTGCGTTTTCGTCAGCCCAGCGGTGCCCTTCGTGGATTTAAGGACGGCCTCGAGCTGGGCGATGACCTTCTGGCTCTCCATCGCTTCCTTGATACTGGTGCCTAACACGACACCGAGACCACCAAAGGCAGCCCCGGCAAGCGCAACGGCTGGCACGAGAGCACCGCGAAGTTTCTGGGAGAGGCCCCCAGCTTCGCCTCCGACCTTGCGGAAGGTGCCGCTCGCCTTGTCATCGGCAGAGACAAGGATTCGGACTTCGTTAGCCATTGCTCTCCAGTGGTTTCGCCTCAGCCAAGATCGTCAACATCCGCAAGATGTAGTGCGCGTCCTCCTGGAGCACCACGGACGGCGGGACGCCCCACCGTTGGCAGAGCCCGTCCACCAACTCGGCCTCCAGCAACTCAGCGGGCTTGCTCACACGCTCTCCGTCATCGAAGGCTCCTGCGAATCCTCCTTTGATGAGGGTGAGCCTTCGCCTAAAGGGGCAGGTATTCCCGTCATCGCTGCGCTCCATGCCTGGATCATCGCCAAGCACAGGTCAGGCGGCAGGGACATGAAGCCATCAGCCGTGGCGGGGATGTCCTCGCCGCCGTCCTCTTTGAGATTCCACTCTATGAGGATTTCGTCACCGAAGAGCCGACAGGCTGCGATGATCTGCGCCTTATCGTCGGTGTCGATGCCCGCGATGATGAAATATGTCTTCATGCCCACATCCAGCCGACACCGCGCCTCAGCGCCCTCATAGTCGCCGGTGAGCACAAGTACACAGGTCTTGCGCGGGACGCTGAACCGCCCGTTCTTCTTGCTCACGGCCCTAGCTCCAGGCCGGGACGGTGCCACTGGAGAGCTGGAACGGCGCCGAGAATGTCAGCGAGCCGTCCGCCGCCCGGTTGAGGTCGTAACTTGTGAAGATGACCTCCATCGAGAGGGTTTGCCCGCTGATCGCTATCGTCAGCGTCCGTCCCACCTGGCCCGCCAGGATCGTCCTGTAGTTCTTGAGGACGGTGTGCGAGCCCGTGGTGGCTGCGTCGTTGAACACGCCGCTGATGGTGCCTGACCCGTCGCCCAGCAAGAGCAGCCGTTCCATCGCGCTCTTGTCGACGCCCGTCACGTCCTGCACCCCGGACGGGGTGTTGATCGTGATGGACGTCACGTCGTTCGAGATGTCGCGCAGCGTTCCGCCGCTGTCATCGACGGAAACGGTCATTCCAAGACCACTTTCCTTAGCGATTGTTGTTACCCCTTTCCTTGAACAGTTTGACCATTTCGGTTAAACTGTACCTATGAACTGCTTCTGTGGATGTGGAGAACGAATCCCCGATAAACATCTCTTCCGATACCGAGCGCCCTACTTCTTGCGCGGCCACGCACCTTCGCCGCTCTGCGCCTGTGGATGTGAAACCCAACTGCCATATTCTGAGTCCCGTCGATACCACAACTCGAAATATATCCGTGGCCATTCGCGCCGAAGCCGCGCGGCGCCCCAAGCCTGTGAGTGTGGGTGTGGCCAATTGACGACAGTCCATCATGGCCAGCCTCGGCGGTTCATATTCGGGCATGCTCGCGGCGGCGGAAGGCGAGGGCCTGGACACTACACCCGCGACGGCTACGTCTTCATTCACATGGGCAACAATCGCTACCGAGGCGAGCACCGCCTTGTCATGGAGCGCATTCTTGGACGATCCCTGAAGCGGCACGAGCACGTCCATCACATCAACCACAATCGCGCGGACAACCGCCCTGAGAACCTTCAGGTAGTGAACTGGTCGGAACACGGCACGAAGCATGGACACCCAGAAGGTGTTCCACTGAGCACCGAGCACCGCCGGAAACTCTCCGAATCTGGGAAGCAAGCTTGGGTTGAGCGCAAGAAGAAGCATTAGCCTATAGAAGCCTACCCGCGCCGTAGTAGCGGACCGCCACCACGGCGAATGTGCATTCGCTGAACGTGCCCGTCGTGTTGACCTTGAGATAGCGGCGGATCGTGCGCGTGAGCAGGTCCGTCTCTATGCGCTCGAAGGTTGAGGCCGTTGCCGTCGTGAAAGCGTTCAGCCCGGTGATGTTGGCAAACGCTGAGTTGTCCGCCGAGTCCTGGATCCGCATAGTTACGGAGGTTCCGGTGAATGAGAAGATGTGCAGGTAGGCGGCCATCCCGAAGGCCGTTGACACGTCGGTGAAGTCGACACCCGTCGCCGGGGCCGTCGCCACCGTGTCCGTCCGCTTGCCGGCCGTGAGCATCTTGCCCCACTCCAGCCCGAAACCGTTGGAGAGCGCCTGCACACTGAATATCAGCCCACCGTCGGCGGTGCGCGTCGGGTCGTAGGTGATCTGCTTGCCGGTCAGGCATGCGGACTCGTTGCCCAGAACCGTCCCTCGGAAGTAGGAGATAAGCGTGTCCGCCGTGGGGCGCAGCTTCAGTTCGGCGTGCTCGGCCAGGGCAGCGTCATTGAAGAATGAGCTGAAGCTGATCTCACCGTCGTACAGGCCGTGGATGCGCTCGTGCGCGCTCTTGTCGATGGCCGTCACGTCCAGCGGGTTGACCGAGGAGCGGATCGTCTGCACCGCTCCTACGTCGCCGGAAAGGTCGGAGCCGCCGACATAGAAGTTGTCGCCAAGGCCCGATTGTTTAGCCATCAGACTCCTCCTCAATCGGCACGAGATTGAAACGCCCTAACTCCTGAAGGCAAGCGGCGTCCTTGAGTTCAGCGGGCCTGCCCAGTTCAAGAATTGGGGCCTGCCCAACGACGATGTGCAGATGGAGTTCGGTGTAGTCCCTCGCGTCGACACCAAACGCCCGACAGAGCATCTCCGCCAACGAGCCGCTGCCGACCTCTTTAGCCATATTCAATCTCCTATGCGAACACCGCCACGTCGTTAACGTCGAGCGGGATGATGATGTCGGCGATGCGGAACATCTTCTGCACGTCCCCGCCGAGCTGCAAGTAACCGAAGGTCACCGTCAGGTCGGTAGGGCGCAGGTTCCGCACGTTGGCGTCGCTGAAGTTGAAGTCGCCGCAGAAATCCTCTATCAACTCGAATACCGCCGCCCCCATTACCATCTCCGTATTCTCCAACGGCTCGGCAAAGGCGTCGGCGTAGAACCGCACGATCAGGTTGAGCCGCGCCTGAGCGTAGGTGAGCGTCGTCTCCGGGATACTGACGGAGGACAGGAACACGGCGGCGGCAAGAGCTGTAGGCGGGGCTTTCGGTTCCCCAATGGTCACCCCGCCAGGAAAGCGCGCTGACGCCGAGAGGAAGCTGTGCGTCTTCTGGAGTAGGCCCCTCGGGTCAAAGGCCATCAGCGCAGCCGCCCCAGCGCCTTGCGGACGTGCTTTTCCAGGATGCCGCGCGACAGGCGTTGCAACTTATCGCGGGTGCGGCGGAAGATGGCGTACCCCTTGAACCGCGTAGCCTGATTGCGTGAGGAGACACCTTCCAGCCAGGGGCCGTACACAACGCCTGAGTCGCTGATGGCGCCGTGCAGGTTGCTCACCATCCGCCCGTGGATGGAGCGGGCGTAGTGCCCCGTATGTCGGTATCCGTGAGCCGCGGCGTAAGCCCCTGAGTGGAACACGCCGCCGCGTTCCCGTGGCTGCGCCATGCGGACCCCCTCGGCCTCACCTGTCAGCACGGTTTCCTGAACGGCATCATGGATCGAAGCCACAATCGGCCCAGGGCCGAGCCGGAAGAAGGGGCCGGAGACCTTAACGCTTACGTTCATAGCGCCATCGCCACCGGCCGGTCGTACTTCACCACGAGAGCCGCCTCCATCTGGGCTAGCAATCTGCCCCGCATTTCAACGGTTCCTTCACCAGTCCCGATTGCCCCCGTCCAACCGCCTTTATCCTGGTGCAGCGAGTGAACGGAGCGGGCGATGACGTACTCGGTGATGTCCTCCGGCACGGCATACTTGTTAACCGCCGTGGAGTTAGCGTGCGTCGCTGCCGTCGTGCCGTTCTGACCCCGCACAATGGTCAAGGTCCGAGCGACCTGAACAGCGGTGTCATCAGCGTGGGCGGCCAGCGCCGTGCCGTTGTAGGCCCGGATGACCGACAGGACGTTCCCGGCGATGCTGGCGATGTAGATCTCCTCGGAGTCGAGCTTGATGACCTCCCCCGCCACGAGGCCATGGCTGCCGTCAACAGTGATCGTGTTATCGGCCATATCGGCCGTGATCCCAGCGTCGTTCACAAGGATGGAGCCCAGCGCCGCGAACGCCCGCCCAGAGACGAACACCTGCTCGCTCTCAATCAGAAGCGTGTCACCCACGTCGATCAGCGCCGAGTTGGAGCAGACGAAGGACGTGGCCGCGGCGTCTGAGGCCAAGCCGCTTGCGACTGTGCCCGCCGCTTCGGTCGCGTTCCCGTAACCCCAAGAACCCGCCACACGGACAGCGCGCTGATTCGTCGTGGAGATCGTCGTCGCAAACGTCGCGTCAGCATCGGTGGATGAGCGGTCCAACTCCAGTCGGGTATACGGCGGCCCTTCGTTCGCAGGTTCTAGGAAGATGTCAGCGGTCGGCACGGCCGTCGCCGTATCGCCGTCGCGGGTCACACCAGAGATGGACAGCAGGTGCTCGTCCAAGTACAAGGTGTAACCATTCCTATGGCGGTCATCAACATCGCCATCCTGCGGCCAGTTGAAGTTGCGCGTCTGCGTCTTGGGGATGAACACGCCCTCGCGCAGCCCCAGGATTCGGTCGATATGACGGGAGGCCGCGTCGATGTGGCGGTCAACATGGGCATCCGAGTCCGTACCCTTGATCTCGCTGGCGCGTTTTACCTGTTCTCTGGTGGCATACCAATTACCCATGCTTCACCGCCACAGCTACGTAGGCAGGCGGGTCGTAGACCGTGGCGTCAGCGATGTGTGACACAACGTCGCCAAACACCCCTAGCCAACGCCCACAGTCACCGGGCTGGATCGGGATGTGCTTGTCGTCGCCAGGGCCGAGGTGGACGAACACGAGCGCCTTGCCGCCGTCTCGCAGAATCCGGTGCGCCTGTGCCACGAGCGGCGCCGGATCGTCCGTGTGATCGAGGACATTCAGCAGGAGCACGGTGTCGGCCCAACCAGTCTCTATGCCCTCCGCACTAGGCAGAATCTCCCACGACGTAAGCCCTGCTACCTTGTAGCGAGGCCCCAGTGTGTCGATGGCGACGCCCCGGTCGTAGAGCATCGTCTCCATGACAGGGAGCGGCCCTGACCCGATCTCCACCGTCCGGCCGGCGTCCATCATCTCGGCGAAAAACAGACCGTAGTAGCGCGCTCCGTATAGGGCGAGCATCCGCTGCTTCGCTGTTGGGTGCCGGAGGTAGTTCCTCCACCAGGCGAACTCGGCCTCCTGCTGTTCGGCGAAGCGGGAACGGCCCTTGAGCAAGGGGGCTGCGTTCCTGGTGTTCAGGCTCATGTCTTGGCCACAAGGCTTTCCTGATGGCTACCGAGGCCCTGGCCAGGGAGTGCGAGAACTGACCGGCCCTGCGCCGGCGCCCCCTCCGTGCTCAACATCCCGTGCTTGACGCCGAGATCATTCACCGTCACGGAAACGACAGCCCGGTGCTGGAGGATGATCGTCGGGTCAGCCCATATCTGGAAGCCGCACTGGCGGGCGCGCTCACAGAACGCCCAGTCTTCGGACAGGATGTGATTGCGCTCGTCGGCGTTCTCGTAGCCTGCCGCCCGCAACGTGTCGCCCTCCCTGATGCCGAAGGGGCGGAAGAAGTCCCAGAGCGGGGTATCACCGACACCCTGCTCGTAGTAGACAAGCGGTTCAAGGCCGTGAACCGTCTGGAAGCCGGGATGATCCAGCATTGCTTGCAGCACCTTGCGAGGGATGGCCATGAAGCCCGTCGCCAGGTACCGCACGTTCACGAGCTCCTGGCCTGGGCCGAAGAGAATAGGCTGGTTCGGCCAGAGCATGGATGCGATGTGCGGCTCCCTGGAGCGGGTGACGTATATCCCACCTACCGGCTCCTGGAGTTCCCGTGCCTGGGAGATGATCTTCTCCAGGTCATCGGGGAGAAACTGAACATCATCGTCAAGGATGACCATGATGTCAGCCCCCTCCAGCATCATCTCCTTGAGCATCTTGGTCGCCAGGATGGAGCGTGAGCGGAAGATCAGGGCGTCGCCGTCCAACGCCTCCCAATACATATCGTCCACCGGCGCACGGGTGGCGATTGCGGCGACCATCGCCTGCGCCGCCCGGACGTCGTAGTATCGCCAGATGGGAGTGGCTAGGTAGGTAAGCGACGTATAGCTACCCTCGCTTTCTCCGGCGCTTGTTCCTGGTCGGCTTCAGCGCCTTGTCTTCCGGCGGCCCTTCGACCGCCTTCTCTTCAATCCGCTCAGGCTCGTGAACAGGAGATTCTTGAAACGTAGGCTCCAGGCTCACCGCCTTACCGTCCCGTATCAACTGCTCGGCGGCGTCGACGGCCAGGTCATAAACCTGGCCGTCGAATAGCGCCCGCTTTTCGCCGCCGAGGCGGATGTCGGTCTGTTGGAGAATCCGAACCCGCATGGTTAGTAGGTGACCGCGACGCAACTCGTGAGCGCCGTGTTGGCGGCGACCACGACCTGGGCCCGGACATATCGCCCCACCTGGTCCTTGCGGACCCACATCTCCCGCACGCCACTGGCTGCGTTGGATGCCGCCAGCGTCGCATCGGGATAGGTGGTGACGTTGACGTTGGTGAAGTTCGAGTTGTCGCTGGACTCCTGAACGTAGGCCGCCACCGTGGCCGCCCCAGTCAGGGCTCCGGTGGCCACCACGAAGTAGCAGCCGCGCTTCCCCTGAAGGTCAACGCCGAGGCCGTCGAGTGTCGCAGCCCCCGACGAAATCGGGACACCCACTGGAGCCGCCGTCAAGGCCGCTATCGGGTTGTGCGCTGGGCTCATTCTTGCGCCCATGTTTCCTCCTTGTTTTCAGGTTGACGGGGGCCGGGAAGGCCCGGCCCCCTTAGCCGTCACTAGCTGGCGGCGCCCTTGATGATGCGGAAGGCGTCGTTCTCGGCGAACAGGGAGTCGTAGCGCACCCGCGCTGCGAAGCCCACCTGGTCGTTCGCCATGAACAGCTCGTCCAACCGGCGGATGCTCATGCCCACACGGTCGATGAAGTAGTACATGGAGAAGTCGCCGATGGCGCCGACTTCCTCGTTGGCACCCACCGCCGCCCCGTTGTCCCAGCCGGTGCCGTCGAAGAAGACGATTGGCCGCCCCAGAAGCCGTGGGCTGGGCTCGGCGCTCAGCAGCTCCTGGAAGACGTGGATACCGGCAGCGGTTGACCCGATGGCGGCGATCAGCCCCATGAAGGAGCTGGTCGTGTGCCAGGTCGCGTTGGCCCGCCACTGGGCGGGAAGCTCGTAGAACGCGGCCAGGATTTCCACCACGGTCGGCCCGGCCAGGGTCAGTAGGTCAGTGATGTCGCCGATGTTGCCCTGAGCGGCGCCGGTCGTGCGCAGCCCCAGCGGCTCCGTGGAGTTGTCACCCTCGATGGCCTGCTGGTCCTCGTAGCGGCCCAGCGACCGGGTGAACATCCCCGTCAGCAGGGCACCGATGTCGACCGCCGAGTCCTCCAGGAGTTCCGAAGAGACCTTGTTGATCCGCATGAACTTCTTGATCGTGAACGCGACCTCGGACAGGGTAGGGTTGCTCTCGGACGCCGCGGCCTCTTCCGCCACCGCTGCCCAGGTCACATCGTCCGTGGACGCGGGCATGGTGCCGGCGTCGCGGGTCGTGGTGAGAACGGTGCTGATAGGGCGGGTCACGCCGCCGATAGCACCCCGAGCCAGGATGATCGCCGTCCGCTGATCGGTCGGGACGAGGAAGCCGCCCTCGCTGTCCGTGTCCTCCTGAAGCGCCTTGCGGTCGCTGTCGCGCAGCCGCATGAGGATCTTGCGCTCCTCGGCCTTCAGTCCACGCAGGCCGTAGCGGATGTACTTGACGAAGGCGTCGTTCTCCTGCTGCGCCGCGACCTTCAGCTCGGGCGTCAGGCGCCGGATGATCGCCGGGTGCTGGACGGAGGCCGGGTAGCCCTTAATCCAACCCTCGGACTTCTCACTGGCGAAGGGGATGACCTCGAAGTTGCCCGAGGAGTCGCCGGTGGCCCCGTCCTTGTGGAGATACACGCCGGACTTGGCCTCGGCCGGGTCCTGCCCCTTGAAGAGCGCGTCCGTTGGGTTGCGGACTTCGCTGGCAGGCTCGTACTTCTCCAGCGCCGCCTTGAGAGTGGCCTCCTGCTGTTCGCCCTCGTCGGCCTCCTTGTCCTTCGCTTGGTACTCGGCGAAGATGGTGCCGTAGGACTCCGAGTCCTTGTCTTGCAGCGCCTTCATCGCCCGGCCCAACAGATCGCGGGCCTCGTTTCTTAGTTCGGTGGCTGTTGCCACTGTCTACCTCCTTAGCTTCTTGCTAGTTCCTGGTGGAGCGCCTGCCGCACCTGCTCGCGCTGCAGTAGCTCCCGGCGTTCGTTGAGTTCGTCCTCGGAGAACTGCTTTCCGTCCCCCGGTTCAGATGCTGATTCAGGAGCCTTCTCCTCATCCGGCTCCGCGCTCTCCTCCTCCATCCCCATCGCCCGCTCCATGCGCCCCATCGCGGCCCGCATCGAGCCCATCGCGCCGCGCATCTCGGACATCATGTCCTTGAGGCCGCTCAGGTCAGGCACCGCACCCTTGATAGCTAGCGTGCGGGTCTCACGGTTGGCCCCGACCAGGACGGGGGAGACCTCGAACAGGTCCAGCCCCTTCAAGAAGCGGACGTGCTCTCCGTCGAAGTCGCCCTCCTCTTCCTCCAGGACGCGGAAGCCGAAGCTCCACTCCTGAAGGCCGCCCATGTTCTTGACCGTCTTGTAGGCTTCCATGCCGGCGGCGGTGTCCAAGAAGAACGCCCCATCGAACACCGCCTGCTTGCGGCCCACCTTCACGGTGCCCTTACCGATGGGGTTGTCCCATTTGTGCGACCACACCATCGGCACTTCCTGGCCGTCCTTGAACGCGGAGGGCTTCACCACGTCGCCATCAGAGTCGATGGTGTTGAAGACGCTGAACGCGGCCTGGACGGTGCCGGTGGCTTCGTCCTTGAACTCGACCGCTGCCGTTATCCACTTGTCCATTCGTTCCTCCAGGGCAAAAGAAAAAGCCCGCTTCCGGGCGTCTTAAGACGCTCTAGAAACGGGCTCTGGTCTCGAAAGACTCTGTGGCCCTGTATGAAAGTTGTTGGCTAGATTATGCGGGTGAGTGGTTCAGGATGTCAAATAGCAACACATGTGGACTTGACAGGTGGAGCTAACTGTCCTAAGCTTTTGAAACGATGCGAAAGGTAAGAACCTTGCATGATGAAGCCGTCCGGCGGCAGGTGGGGCAACTCATCTTCGAGCTCAGGGACATGCTGGAACGACGAGTGGTCAACCAAAGACAGATGGCTGCGGAATTAGAGGTTTCCCAGTCTACGCTGAGTCGCATCTTGTCCAGCAAACAACGACCGTCTCAATCGCTGATTAACGCATTTGCTTTCTATACCAGGCGACGTGAACGGTCCTGGCGGTGGCAGCAACGCTTTGAGGAAATCGTTTCGGACAGGATTGGAGATTTTCAGGCGACCTTAGCGTCTATAGTCATCAGGCTGGAGGAGTTGCTGAAAGAGACGGAGCAACTTCAGTATGCAGTTAGACAGCAGGTCACTGTTACGGTTGAACGTTCTGGAGATGGACGTGTAGTTCTTCGTGTCCTACCCTTGGACAACCTGAAAGGAGGTGAACCAGAATGAGGCTCTGCCATAGGTGCGGACTACCGCTTGACGGCTGCGTACTGCTGTACCCAGCCACCTGTCCAGACTGCTACTTCAGACCCAGGAGGATATGATGAGTTGCCCAAAGCACACACAGGGATATCTATTCAGCGACTCAGACCGGCCCTGCGGCTTGTGCCTGCGCAGGTCAAAACGTCGCCGCGCAAGTAGGGCACTCATGGAGGGCGATACCGAGCGCTGGAGACAGATCACCCGCGAGCGCATTGAGCCTGGAGAGTTTGACGGCCTGTGAGCTTCTACCGCGAATACCTCAACTCGTCGGCCTGGCGAGCCAAGCGGGAAGAGATGCTAGAACTCGCAGGATACCAGTGTGAGGAATGCGGGTCCGGCGGACACTTGCACGTTCACCACTTGACCTATGTGCGATTGGGGCGCGAGGAGCTAGACGATTTGGCCGTGCTCTGCCCCCAGTGCCACGAAGCAGCGCATCTCTAGCGCTTGCCGCTATACCGTCAAGTGCCCGTTATCCGGCATCTGCCGCACGGGGATGATGTCGGGCGGCTTCGGGGCCTGCGCGTCGCGAATGACGTCCTTCGCCAGCTCCAGCAGACCGTAGACCATCACCTTGTTCTGGATCGGCCCCGTGACGGTCAACTGGCCGTTGTCGTGGAGCGTGATCGTGATCTGTACCATCATCGGCCTCTCTTAGCGCTTGACCCCGTGCTCCGCCCGCGACCTCTTGGCGCCCTGCTTCCGCTCGTTGCGCTGCTTCTGACGCTCGCGGCCCTCGGTCTTCTGGCGCTTCTTGTTCTGAGCGCGGCTACGCTTGCTCATACCGCCACTCCGAACCGAGCCTCGTTCTTGCACTTCGGGCAGCGGATCGTCGCCCCCCGTACATCCTTCGCCAGCAGCCGCCCACACTCCGGGCAACGCGCCTCCTTGATCTCGTGCGCCCCGTTTCCGGCCTGTTCGCTGGGGATTATCGGGGCCCGTGACCGGACGCAGTTGGGGTGCTCCAGCGGATTCGCCTCGAACTCTTCGATGGTCCAGATCGCGCCGTTCGCCGCAGCGCACCCAGGGTCGCCGTCGCCATCGAACACTTGGACGTGGGTGAAGCCAGCCTCACGGTAACGGCTGACAGCGGCAAGGTTATCCGCTGTCCCCAGTTCCGTCCGCGCCACCATCTGCGCTCTGCTGCGGCTAAACGCGGGCAAGTCCTCCAGCAGCCGCGCCGTCTGCCGTACCGACAGCCCCTCGTTGCGGGCCACGAGCAACGCCTGCTGGACCTGCTTGCGGGTCTCCTCGGTGATGCCAGTGATTCGCGCCCCGCCATCCTCCAGAAGCCGCACAACACGCGGGTCGACCGGGTCGAAACCTGGCGGTAGCCCGGCCTCGGCGCCGCCGATCTGCCAGCCCTGCTCTATCGCCTCCGACCAGAAGCCCAGCAGCGCCTTCCGTAGCAGCTCCTCCTCTTCGGGCGGCACCAGGTCGCCCACGTCCAACGCCTTGACCGACTTCGGCAAGCGGCTCACAACACGCCGAGCCTGCCCCTCGAAGAACTCCGCGAGCCCAGCCTCGGCCCGTTCT